ATGCCGCCGCCCGCACCACCACCACCCACACATTCTATGATCGCCGTCGCCATCCCTGAACTTGGATAATAGGTATAAGCGCCAGCCGTCTGAAAAACTTGGACGTTCAGGACAATTCCAGGCCCGCCAGTAAAGAACTCCCGCGAATAAAGGAAAATCCAATTGGTGCCGTTATATAGAAAATCGGCATAGCCATTGCTGAATAATTCGCCGCCTGCAAGATTGTTGCCTTGCGAATCCTTAATTGTAACGGCACCTATGCCATCCATGTTGAGCGTGGTGCTGCTAGTATTGGTGAGACCAGCACCGATCTTGAGCGTAGCCCTCAATCCGGTCGGGACTACAGTGTAGCTCACACCCGACGTGAAGGTCTGTGCATTGGCAGTTCCGCCCGTGGTGATAGAGCCGTTATTTAAGTTGCGGTCCTTTGCCTCTGCCGCCATCATGCTGCGCGCGGAATCGTTCACCGAAGCGCGAGGCTGCCCCTCTGCCCAATTGATCGAAGTGTCTGCTGTTGCGTTAGTGGCCGCCGTTGTTGACCAGGATTGATAGTCTTCACCAGGCATAGTCGTGTTCCTATCGCATTCTGCGGGCCGTGATCGAGCCCCACCAGTTTAACGCAGCACCACAAGTCTGCTTAACATTAAGATAAGCCGTCATCGCCGATGCTGAGCTGAACCGGACTGATGACAGAGTAATCGACCAAGTGGCATTGACATCGCTGAAAGCCTGTTGCGCGGCATAATTTGGTACATCCGCGGTGCCGGCAGACGTGGTTATCAGATTTGCCTCCAACAAAAAGCTGTCTACCGTGGGTGTAGCCGACAACTTGTAGATGCTTATCGCCGTTGCATCCCAATCGCCGGCGGTCAGTGCCAGGGATAAAGCCGCCGTCATGGTGTTGTTGGCTACCGATAATGGCGATCCGCTCAGTCTAGTTGCAGTCAGATATTCGCCGATATAACCGGGCGACGCATTGCTACCATCGGTGACACCGAGGCCAGGGCCAGCTGGCCCACCACCGCCGCCGCCTCCTCCTGCCGCAGAACCGCCAAAGGCCACCACATCCCAATTCGCCGACTTGGTGCCGGGCTGGAACATCGCATGGCAACCGTAGGCGGTTGTGCCTGCCGCGGCGCCGTCTTTCGATCCGACCGCCGACGAACAGTAAACGGGAGCACTCGCGAACAATCCAACTTGCTGATACCAGGAAAGACTGCCGCTACCGCTCACCGAATTGGTGACACGAATTACCGCCCCGGAGGCTACCAGGACCGGCGTTATATCATTCCAAAACAATCCCGCAGTGTTGGGGGTGACGGTAAAGGTATCCTTGGTCACGCCATTGATTTGCAGCGTGACCGCACACTGCTTCCCGGGATTGAGTACGTCCATCCCGTACTGAGTGAGCCAGCCCGCAGTGTTGACCGTCCATTCGTTGTAGACAACATGATTGGCAGGATTGCTCGCTGTTGCAGGCGTCCATATCGGAAGCAAATCCTCTTCAGCTCCGGTCGGCTGCGGTGCAGGCCGATCAGTCGTGTCGTTGACGGCGACCATCGTCCAGTCGCCGTCGCGGGTCAGGTCCTGCTTGAGGAACGCTTGCCCCATGCTCGTATAGGGCACCCAGCGCATATAGACTTCATCAAGATCCGCCCAGGTCGCATTGTAGCGACCAAAATGCCTCCCATTGCTCGGCGCATCGGTCAGAAACGGCGGTGGTGCTCCGCTAACGCTGTGAATTCCTAGCGCATTACGTGCTACATATGGATCACGAGCGCCATCGAATGCTATTCGAAACGGAGCCGGCGGTAGCTTTGGAAAGCTATAGGCGTCACTCATTTTTCATCTATGCTACGCATCATGCCATGCCGTCCGGCTGCGCCTCAACCGCGACTGCTTGCGAATGCGTCCATACATCGCCCGGTGCAGTTATCCAACGAAAGCGATGTAAGCGAGATGATGTCAGCACCGAAGCGGAGCCGGTGATTTCCAGCGGAACCGCGGTTCCCCACACGACCGGGTCTTGCAACCGCTCACGCGTTGCCACGGTCACGGTACCATTGATTGCATCGCCGACCGGATAGACATCCGACACGAAAGTGCGTTGCCCCGGTACCAGATGCGTCTCTCCCGTTTCCATCGTTGCTTGTAGATTGGGACCAGTCAGCGAACAGAGTTGGCCACTTTGGTTAAAAGCGCAAAGTTGCGGACGTCCCCCGGCATATGCGAAACTGTCAAGAGCGCGTGCCGTTGAATCCAAAAGTGCATCTCCCGGTTCTGCTCCAGTCGTATCAAGATCGAGATTAACAGTAGCAAGTTGCGCCCACGCCGAAGCATACATAGTGCCTGTGCTCCAGCGTCCATTGCTCCAATTATAGATAATCACGCGGTCATATGTTGGCGTAGCTGAATTCGAATGATACGCCCACACCACATACGGCTTGTTCGAAATCAATGTTTGTACGACGTTACGTCGCCCGATATCAGAATTTGCAAGCCACCAATCATTTACCTTGTCTTGACCGATCGGGATAATCCCCTGGCCTGTTACGGAATAGAATCCATCTTCGGCAACGAAATAAAGTACGTTGCCCACAGTGATTGCACCCCAGGTAGAAATGCAGCCTTTGTCTCGCACTACGCGGCTGAAGTTGAAAATGTAGGTCGTGTCCGAAGGCAAAAATTGCATAGTGCGGATGGCGCGATCTTGCACGATATACCCGATCTCACCTCCCTGCACGCTGGTCACAGGCCCGGAATCTGGAAATTCTTGGATGTCTGATAAATTCAATCCTGGCGTCCAGCTTGTGCTGTCGCTTATGCCGCTCCACTGGATTTTGCGCTGATTTGATGCCAATCCCGCCAGTATGAGAAAGTCGCCGATCTGTGCCACCGTGAGCGCCTTCGGTGCACCGCTAAGGTCGGCAAAATTGGTTCCGCTGTCCACATTGATCGTCTGCGGATTGTCATTGAGCCCGCTGACTGCGATCAGATTGGGGCCGAACTGCGCAAAACTCCACAATTGATTCGGCGGCACGCTATAGCCACCGCCGACCGTGCGGCTAACATCAACCCATCCCGGAGCGCCAGTCCAACGCCAAAGTTTTGTTTTCGTCCCGGCATATATTTTCCAACTGCCATCCAATCCACGCGCCGAAGTTAAGCCACAGATGGGTGAATCAGGCAGCGCCGCTGTAAATGGATCAAGGCTTGGAATCGGCTTATAGGAATTGATGCTCGCATAGACATTATCAGCAACGTTTGCAAATTGGCTATCGAGTGTCGCGACATCAGGCCGCCATTCGCCGAATGGAACGGTTGCTTTAGGCATCGCTTATGTCCTCGAGCATTTTTGCACAAGCGCGCACTTGCTCGGCATCATCAGCAACAATGCGCTCGCCATCCTTGTGCAGCCTGAATAGCCCGCTGACGTTGCCAAGCGGGCCATTACGTTTGAGCTGTGGCGTGTGGTAGTGCATAGTGATCTCGGCGACTTCCAAGCTGGCGAGTTGCTTTTTCGATAGCGGAATATTGGCAAGCAGCTTGCCGTCACGATCGAAGATGTCAGCCATAATATGGGGCCATTTGTCCGGTGCGTGTCCGACGATCCGTCGAGCGGCGCAAATATTCAAGTTCCTGTAATTCGCGAGCTTCAGCTATTTGCACTTGTTGCATGTCACGGATCGGGTAGGCATAAAGCCGCTTGAGTGCCGAGTATCGGATCAAGTTTTTGGCGATAGTAGTCCACTCGTTGCTGTCGGCATTATTGACCAGCGGTATAATGCGGTAATGCCCAAAAACCTTAACTGGAAAGACCTTATTTGGCATGGGAAACAATCGCATTTCGTTGCCGTGGATCGACCATTCAATAGGCTGGCCGCTGCTTGGCGCCGAGTAGTCTCTTTCCATATTGTCCGGCGTGGTGCGCTCGAGCTCGAACCATGTATTGCCGATCTGGCTGCGCACCATGTCGATCATGATGAATTCTTGGATCGGCGGCTGAGGCGTAATCGGATAGACGTCTTGGTTCGCGACGGTATTGAAGGTGTAGATTTCGGTCTCGTTGAAGTAGAGTCGCTCGCTGTCGTGGTCTTGAATACCGTCAAGGATGGCTTGAGCGATTTCGGCGCTGAGATTGCTGCGTCGGAGGTCGTTTGCGACTTGAGCTTGTAAATCGCCGAAAGT